TCAACGATCCCAATCCCTCGAATGGAGAAGTCCTCCTGCTGATCAGGGAACACACGCAAGCTCACAAGCGCCCCATCAGCACTAACTCCCGTAACCAACGCAGCACTTTCCGTCCCCGGCCCAACACGAGCCAGTATCCTTGGATCAGCCGCGGCCATATCAGTCGGGGCCTTGTAGACTCCAGTAACACCTATCGCCATCACGTCCTCCTTTGTTAAGCGTGAATTACGAAGCCGAACGAGTGCCATCCAAGCAAGAACAGCAAGATGAAGAACAAGAGTTCACTCGCGTAGAGATAAGGTCCAGTCAACCCGCCCCACCTCGTCCCAATCCACGAGAAGAACCACAGGATCATGAGCACCCAAAACAACAGACCTATAGACATGACGTCACCTCGCAGGTGAGATGTGCAGCTCTTTAGTCATGATATTGATAACATTGTCCAGTCGCCGCTTGTTCTCGTTGGATGTACTCTCTAACACCGTCAAGCGGTTGTCGATCACAGCTAAGTGTGGCGAGCCCCTCGTCTCCAGCGTTACAACCCTTGCTTCCAGCTTCACCATATACGCAGTCATGCTCAACACGGCAGCACCAATTCCAATGGCTTGGGCTAATAAGAAGTAGACCAGCGTGGAATTGTCCTTGAGCCATGTCTTTGCTTGCTCAACCATCTTTCGGTTCCGGCATCTTTAAGAGCTTCGGCGGCACTGGAGCCTTTTGTGACTCCGCTACTTCCCAAGCATCAATCACCGGCTGGAAGCGTTCGATGTCTTCAATCGGCTCATTCAGCTTGTAATTGAATTGAGTTGAGGTATCATTGATAAACTCGATGTGGCCGGTCGTCCCATTCCACTGAACCGCATGAACGCCCTCAAGCTCCTCGAATTGACTACAGTCAACCTTCCGAGGCTCTTTGTCAACGAGAACCACACCATCACTTGGAACTATAGTCAATTGCATTTCTCCCTCCATTCACCAGTGCTTCCCACTGTACCCGCTGTGATTGATTAGCACTTACCACTTCATTCCTAAAGCTTTCGACCGCGGCCCCTGTCGCCCTCTGTTGTTGCGAGTTCTCGATCATCAGCATTGGCATCCAAGCAAGCGCACAATTCCAGTGATCAACCATCTCTTCACTCTGTGGATGTTTTCCTCTTACATGAACCCACAACGCACAAGTGTGACAGACAAGCTTCATCGGCTTTTGCCACAGTGGACACTTCAACGTGCCGGATGCTCTTGGTTTCTCAGTATCCATCAGGCCTTACTCGCAATGATGAGATCGACGTACAGAACACTGAGGTTGAGGCCGTGTGCGTGTGCTCCACCAGCACCAGCAGCAACATCGTAGACAGCACCGTAAGCGTTGAGGCCGTTGCCATCAGAAGGTTCGTGGTGGAAGCCACCAGGACCACCGCCGGGGTTCAAGGTGTAGCCGTAAGTTTGGTGAGCATGATTCGCCATCGTGTTGCCATCAAGCGTAGCACCCTGCGTCGAGATCCCAGCAAACAAAGACGAAAACGTGTAAGTACCACCATTCACGCAGTTACCAGAGACAACTCTTAGCGCCCTATCATTAAACGTCGTCTGTTTCGTCCAGCCTGTTGGTGCGGCCGTCTGCTGAAACAGCATCAGGGTTCCGACAGGGAAGGAGCTGGCCGCAGCATCGACGTACTGCTTAGTGGCCGCGTGAAGTGGTCCAGTCGGATTGCCCTTCAGAACAACAAGCCCATCAGCCCTGCTAATCCCAAGCGCCTGTCCAACATAATCACCCGCGTCAGTGAAGTAGTGAATACCGAAGTACGATCCAACATTGCCACCACTTTCCGCCTGGGTGTCACCAATAGCTACATCCCAACGAGGCAAGCCTCCTATCATCGAGGTAATACTAGCCAACTCTCCAACTGCTGTCCTCTGGAGAATAATGTGCGGGCTTACATAGTTAACTATAAGTTGGCCGGTCATCGTGTCGCCGGCCTTCTTAACGTAAGTCGGTGCGTCCGGTATCGTCTGTGCAATCCAAGCCGTCCCATCCCACTTATACTGTGGCACGCCCACTTGTGCTGGAGTCGGATAAAGATCACCGACTGTAGGTGAGGATGGGAAGTTGAGTGCCATTACAGCCACTCCACAATGAGAACACTGTTAGTATCGAAGAGGGTGCCGCCATACAGTATAAAACGAATAGCTAAGACACTAAGACCGGAACCCGGAGTCTGACAACGGTTATTGAAAGTAAATATCCCGTGTCCAGTTGCATTGTTATAACCTCTCGATATGAAGTCACCTGAAAAATAATTTCCTGTTGTTTTTCTCTTCACCTGCATAAACCCATCCCAGTTAAAAGGAAGTTGACTATTATCTTGAGTTTGCACCAAAAAGAAACCTGCAATAGAAGCATTATTAGTATAGTAGGCCCAAGCTGCAGCTGGATAAGCAGTAAACTGATTCCCACTAAAGACATAGCCCCCTACTGAGTTAATAAACACTCCGGCCGAAGTACTCAGCTGTATCATAGGATATGTATTGCCAGCTCCCGCAAAATAAGCTGAACCACTTAACTTCGCTGCGACAGCACCCGCGGGGACTGGAATGTCAATTAAGTTAAGTCCATCTAAAGTGAAGCGTTGTCTGTTCGATGTCTTGAGATCGACGTACTGCTTAGTAGCAGCGTGAAGCCCTGACGTAGGATCGCGGGGCAGCACAAAGTTTCCGCCATCTAACTTAAGCTCGGCTGCAGCGCCACTTCCACTCGCGATCAATCGAGCATCGAAGTCAGTAACCGCTGCACCTGAGTGGAAATCAATGAATGGAGTGCTGGCAACGCCATCCATCCTGCCAATCTCGATATTGCTGATACCACTATTTAAAGTAAGTGATGCATTGCCAGCTGGTGTACTGATCACCAGGTTACCAGTCATCGTATCGCCAGCCTTCTTAACAAGCGCTGACGTATCGAGCACTGGTGTCGCAACCGCCTGGACCCACTGAACAGGGCCTACGCCATCATTATAGCGGAGATAAAGAATGCCAGTATCACTTTCCCACCACAGCGTGTTGTCGAGTGGGGTGGGTGGTGGAGTGTCGCTTACGATGATCGGAGCCTTGCTGTCGACGTACTGTTTGGTGGCGGCCTGAAGTGGAGCGGTCGGGTTGGCGTTCAGTGTCAACGCCCCCGTCATAGTATCGCCGACAATATCGACGAACTTAGTGTCCGCCTCAGCCTTCGTATAAGACTGACTGGCCGTTTGCGCAGCGTACCAAACACCTCTCACCGATGACCACTTCCAGACCGCCCCCGCATACGCAGTGAAGGCTTGATCGTTGACTGGTGCGACGGGGAAGACTATCTTTGTGTAAGCGGCTGGCTGCGCAGGAATGTAGGGAAGAGGCTCAATCCACTGATGGCCACCTCCGTCGTTGTAGTAGATGTAAGTGATGCCTGTCGCCGAGTCGAGCCACATCGTATTGTCAGCTGGTGCAACGGGCTTGGTCTCACTGACGAGGATCGAGGCTCCACCCCCGCCTCCACCAGACGAGTTAATCGTTACATCCACCTCTTCATTAACAGCATCATCCGCAACAGCCAGTGTAACATTCAAGCCCTCGATAAAGTTGATCGCTCGTCTGATCCCCATCGAGACGCCAGCAAGCTTAACCTTAACTCGAGCGTTGTCATCAGGCCCAATGGCCCCAATCACATTCCTCGCATCTTGAGCCGTGGGTGAGCGAACGAGTTGCTGACCAACGCTTGAGCTGTCGCTGATCTGGGCGACTGGGTGAGAGTGAGCGGAGGGTGGGAACTCGCTTGGCTTGTTCTCAATCTGGTTCCAATCAGTCTCACTGAGTGGAGGCAGCTGGCTTGTTGGAACGAGGCCATTTCCATCGAGCGAGGCGTAACCGTTCGGGAAGCCTCTTGCACTCGAGTCTTGCTTTAGATCTAAACCCGCTTGCAATCCAGTGACATCCGCGATGATGTGAGAGTGGGCGGAAGGCGGGAATGTAGCGGGCTTCCCCCCAATCTCACTCCAGCTTGCGGCCGAGCGAAGCACTCTCCAGGCGTGTCGCCCCGAGTCGTATTGCCACGTCAGCGGAATACCAGCAGGGGTGTACTGTTGGCCTTGCTGCGGGTTGATTGGAAACTGAATTGCCATCTCAGTGTCCTACGGAACAGGGTTCAGGTGAGCGGGCTCGACCCAAACACCTTGTTGATAAATGAAGAAGTTGTTGATGGTGGTGTCCAGCCACGCCATTCCCTCGAGAGGCTGTGCAGGCACAGTATCGGAGATAACGATAGCAGAGACACCACCACCAGATCCACCAGTAATTACGGGCGTCCAAGCCTGATTCCGGCGGCCGTAGATCTGTCCATCCGAAGGAGCCTCGGGGAGGGCAGACGTGTCACTGACCGAGGGCGTCCATGTGCGGGGCTTTGCCAGGGCATCGTCTCGACTGACACGCAGCTCGTAATAAGGTGGATACTCCCCGGCGGGCCAAACGATCAGTGAGGCTTCACCACCAGTGATGCTCGTGACCATTCCCGAGAGGTATTGTCCCGGTCCCCACCTCTCTTCAAAGGCCGTGCCTGGTCTGAAGACAACCGGCTGTCCAAGCTGTATCGCCATTATTTTGACACTCCGCAAACGACAAGCAAAAGTATCAGGATCAAGACCGTCCCCACCAAAAACTTATCAGCTTCGATGTGCCTCACGCGCTGATTCCAATCGCCCTGTTCGTGAAGGGGTCGTAGTCAACGCCTTCAGCCATTGGCTGCTTCGACCGGAACTGTGCGTGCTCGCCCCCAGCATAAATGCTCGGCATCACAGGATAAGAGAAGGTAAGGGCAAGGGCGTCGCTCAAGTCCGGCGAAGCGTAGCCCCGTCGCTTCATATCCTCTTTGCGTTCCAGCTGAATCTCATCTCGAATGTTGAAGCCGTACTCCGGTCCAGGCAACTCTTCTCTGTATTGTTGCATGAACTGACCTTCGTTCGGCAGGCAGCCGATCTCAAGCCACTTCTTCATTGAGTGCCATATCTCTGATCGTTTGTTAGCACTTCTTGCACCCTCCTCAAGATCTGTTCGGTCGCTCTTCCCTCCGAATTGGATGTCGAAGACAGGGACATGCAGCTGGCGAAGACGGTCAACAACACCACCTCCCACTCCGCCGCCGTCCACGAATACTGCGTCCGCCTTATACTGCGAAAAGACATCAGCGACCCTCCCTGAGAGTTGCATCGTATCGACGTTTCTCAGAATGATAGGCTCAACTGTTCGAGCGTCTCTTCCCTTGCGGAACGCGATGCAGCTGGCGTCGTCACCGAAGCGAGCAACGTCAACTCCAATAATAAACGGCTCGAATGGCGAGGCTCTTGCCGGTAGCTCTCTCTGAGTGGCAGCTTCAACTGTATCAAGCCCGATGAACTGCATCGACCCGCTTCGTGGAAACACTCCGCGGACGCGAACTCGAACGAAGTCGCTATCTTCGCCATAGTCCCTGACCCATCGTTTGAATTGCTCTTTGTTAGTAATGGAGACGGTTCTGGAGTCCACCTCGAACGTCTTCCAGCGGTAGCGGAAGCGGCCGAAGCACTCTCTAAACCGGCCGGAGTTACGAGTCGGGTTCCCACAGACCATCCATACGATCTGTGTATCACTGTCCGTCAACGCGCCTTCAGTCGTCTCCCAAATCACATCTGGAATAGCCGAGGCCTCATCGAAGATCACCAGAATCCGCTTGCCCTTGTTATGGAGTCCAGCGAACGCTTCTGTGCTCCGCTCCGACCAAGCGATCAAGTCTATTCTCCAGCTTCGTTCGCGGTCAGGGCCTGTGTTGTAGATCGCAGTGGCTGTCATCTTAAAGTGTTCACGACCCATGAACAGCCGGTGCCACTTCGTCAGCTCGGCCCACGTCTTCGTCTTCAGCTGCGTTTCCGTGTTAGCTGTGACCACTCCACGACAATCCTCGAAGGTGGTTAAAGACCAAAGAATGATCCACGCGACCAACGCACTCTTCCCGACGCCGTGACCGGAAGCAACAGCAAGCTGGATTGCTTGGTTCGCTGTGAGCAAGCCATCCCGAATCCCCTCAAGGACCGTCAGCTGCCATTGTTCCGGCCCTTTAAACCGTTCCAACTCCGTCTCCGGCGCTTCCCAAGGAAAAGCCCAAGCGACGAAACCAACAGGGTCGTTGGTGTAGCGAGCAAGTGCGTCAGCCATCTCTTTCTGAGGGTCTTCGATTTTAGCTAACAATGCTGAACTCCGCTTGGCCTAAAAAAGAGAGGGCGTTATGCGGACGCCCTCGAGTTACCAAGGCCGGCTCGCGAACAACCTTGGAGGGGGTAAAGTGCCGGAGAATCATTTCTGATCCTCCGGCTCGCGGCCAAGCAGGCTGCTGTCGGTAGGAGCGGGGACTTGCTTGACCTCGATTGTTAAGGCTTGATTATGTTGGGGCCGCTCAGCGCGTTTCCTCGCCGCTTGAAGCTTATCCGCGAATGAGTTCAAGTCCACATTCATGTTCAAGCTTTTGGTGGTGGGCGCGAACCCCGTTCGATCAGCCAGTGTTTTAACCATCTCAAGAAGCGCTCCGGGCGTGAACTCTTCAGGGTGGTCATCAAGTCTCTCACGGAGTTCCTCAAGGGCGTCCATACTGAGAGTAGCCATTCGGTCGTGGAGGTTCGCATAAGCGGTGTCCTGATGGCCGCGATAAAACTCGAGCAACTCCTTGAAGCTAGGATCGCCCTGGAGGACGCTTATTCGGCTGAGACTGTAGCCAGTGATCAGCGACGCTTCGCCAGGCTTCATACCTGCGCTCAAGGCTCGTGCAAGGGCGTGATGACTGTCGCGAAGCTTCGCTATTGGTTTTGACTGGACTCCGCGTGGTGCGTCCAAGAGAACCAGATCCGCCTCGTTCAGTTCTCGAACGAAGTCCGTCTCCACTTCCGGAGCCGACGGCCTCCCTAAGATCCGTGTCATGGCCGCCTCCACTCAACGCGGATAAACTCTCTAATCCCCTCCGACGGATTGTAGCTGGGGTAGTGTTGCTTGAACTCGTATTCGCCATCGCTGAAGACCTTACCCTTCCCGAAGCCCCGCTTCTTCCAGAGGAAGTAGAAGGCCATTCCTGGGGCTCGAGAGTGGCCTTGATTGCAGTGGATCAAGACGTTCCGGCCCTTCTCCAGTTCGGCCTCGATGAACTCCACTCCGGCATCCATCATCTCTGGATGGAAGTAGGCGGCATTGATAGCATCAACCATGTTAAGGATCAACTGATCACCCCGCCGAGCCATGAGATACTCCGGGTGTTCTCTCGGAGCACTTCGACCCTCGTAACCCAACGCACTCCGGTGCCACGGCTCCTTCGCGCAGGTAAGAAAAGACCAACCCGCCTCACTCCGACAAGCCTTGTAGTCCTCGGCGCTCCCGACGAAGAGATGTGGATGAACCTCCCTCATCCGATCTTCTCCAACTCGAACCAGTTCCTAACGGCGAGCACTTGCTCCGACCGGACTCGACTCCGCTCTGGATCGGCCTTGATCCGTTCAAAGAGTTCCTCTCTCGTAGCCGTGAGCACAATCAAATCACTGGACTTGACTCCGAGCGCCCTCACCCAATGCTCCCGTTGCTCTCGAAGCGGAGCGCCCATCACAACCCAAGCCACATCCAACGGCCCTAGCTGAGCCAACGCCTTCATTCGGCTTGCCCACTCCCTCATGACGAGGGCGAAGTGAGTGCTTGGCCATCCTCTCTTGAGTCCGAACGATTGAGCAATGACGTCGAGGTCGATCACGGTGTCACCTGTCTTCGCGTGGACTCGGACGTAAGTCGATTTACCTGAAGCCGGAGGCCCGCACACAAGTATCACACGACAAATAGGACGCTCGATCGAAGGCCGTACAAGACTCACGAAGCCCTCCCCATTGTTCGCAGTTTACGCCTCTCTCCGAGGCGTGTCAAGCCCCTTGGATCTTTTTTAGTGTACCTCTGAGTAACTGCGACAGTAAACAGTGATAGTGAGGTATGTCAGAAAACACTCGAGCGATATTCTGAGGGCTTGCAAAAACTGTGCCAAGTTGCTTCGTCGGGGCACCCCCACCCTGAGTTGTAGGAATGCAGTCTCATAGGACTCGAGTCATAGGTATGCTCAAAGCGCATAGCTATCACCAACTCCCAGTTGCAGAGACTGCAGTCCTAGGCTACGAGTCCTAGGACTAAAAGCATATGGGCCTCGAGTCCTACGTCCGAGACTGTTGTCCTATTTGAGCAACTATATTTCAAGACTGGTCCGATCAACGAACTTTAATTGCCAAAACTCACCAAACAACGAACTTTACATTCGTGTGGGATCGAGTACTGTGTGTATACCGGAGATGGGACGGGGTTCGACGAACCCGCCAAGTCCGGGTAATGAAGGAGACTACAATGGTTACTCTTCAACTTGGTAAGGCGATCGCGCGCACTGTTGACTTGGCCGATTTCGGCTTCGGGGAATTGTCCCCAGTCGCCCAGCACATCGCGATCAAGGGGCTCGAGAACGTGGTCAAGGACACCCACGCGGGCATCACCAAGAAGGACAATCCCAACGACTATCAGGAATTGTCCGAGGCCGCAGTCGACAAGAAGCTCGCGGCACTGCGCGCGGGCGATCTCCGGACCATCGCGACTCGGATCGATGTGGCGGCCGCAGTCAAGTCCGCCATCACGAAGCTGACCTTCGAGGAGTTCATGGCCTCGAAGACCCCGGAGGAGCAGGCACAGTTCATGGCCTCGATGCAGGCCATGAGCGAGCCGAAGAAGAAGAAGGCCTAAGGCCCATCGGGCGGGGAGCAATCCCCGCCCACCTTTCCCCGGACGGAGTTTCCAAGATGTTTGAACCAGATCTCAACGGACTGCAGATGGCCTACAAAGCAGGCGCACACGCGAGACGACTCGGAGCCGAGCCACACTGTCCATTCGGAGTTGACATCCACCCAGTCTACTATGAAGAGTGGCATCGAGGCTGGCGAGCCCAAGACGAGCAACTCAGGAGGGAGGGGGCGTGAGCCCCTTTTTTTTTGCTCTCTTCAACTTACTCAGAGTTTTTTCTTTTGCTCTCAGCTGAGGCTCGACTCGGAGTTCAGAGAGGCTGCGCTGCTTAGCTTGCTTCTGGCTACTCAGAGAGGCTGCGGTGATTGTCGGAGTGATGGAGATGGTTACATAAACCGTTTATCCAGCCATATCATAGCCTCGGACGCATTCCCGATCTCTTGCCAGGTATAATTAACTTAGACTGATTTTCGAATTTCGTTTTGATGAGTATATCCCCCCCCTCTCAAGAGTTGAGTTTTTTTTTTTTTTTTTTTTTTTT